TGGCTCGACTACTGGGAAGATCGGTGGAACTGGATGAAGGGTGGTGGTTGGTTGAACGTGCTGCACTATCTATACAACGATGTCAGCCTGGTCGGGTTCAACCCTAGCGAGGCACCCCCAGTCACCGAGTTCCTGCGTGACATTCAAGAGTCATCAAAGACACCTCAGCAGCAGACGATCGAGGCGTTCATCACTAATCGCATCGGTATGTTCAAGTGCGACCTGCTCAGTGCTCAGGACATGAGTGACACCGTGAGAACTGAAGGTGTGTTCTCGACCAACAATGTCTATTGCGATGTAAAGTACCTGACACCGATCGGCATCGGTCGGGCGCTGAGTTCTGCTGCGGGGGTGGTGCAGCTGCGGGGTCGCAGGGATGATAGTCAGGTCAGACTGTACGCGATTCGTGATGCAATGAAGTATCAGGCGATGGGTCCAGCTGACTTGTATCGAGAGTATGAACGACAGGTTGCAGCGGTACGCGGTGCGACTCCTTTAACAGTGGTGAAATGATGCGAAAAATAAGACAAAGAGAACGCGACAACGGCATGAGATATTGCACGTTCTGCAAACAGGCGACTCACGCCATCTGGCGCAGTCAGCGAAGGGGCATCAGTCTGCCTATACAGTTCGCCTGTGAAGATCATAAGGGGCTCATCGAAGATGGTGATCGCATTGCATCAAATCAAGAACCGCAACCTGATTCAGGACGCATGACGGAAGCTGACTATCAGACCTGGCACCAGTTGTGAAATAATCATTTGACATGTGGAACATTGTGGTACTACACTCAGTGAAACATTAACAACTGAGGTGACAGATCATGTGGGAACTTAAATACCAAAACGGTCAAACAGTGCAACTTCAGAAAGGTATTAAGTCAGGCAGAGCACCTGCACCGTGGTTTGTGAAAGTTGATGGTCAGATCGCATTCAAAGGATCTGAGTCCGAAGCAAAATTCCTTTTCGAGACTTGGGGTGACGGATCATGAACAACTATGAAATGGTTAAATGGTTAAATAGTCGAAGAAATGATGCTTGCTTCGTGCCGATAGACGCCGCGAAACTGAAAGCGATTTGTGTCAACACGATCCATGAAAACGATCAACTGCAAGAACAACTCGGTGACACTCAGTGCATGCTCACCGCGTTCCGGCACGCCAGCAACAGCATCGGCATAGCAACCGGTGTCACCGACAAGCACACCGATCACGATGAGGCTGCGAAGTCGGTCACTGGTGATCACTACTTCCTTGAGTTGATCGCTGAGTCTGAAATGCGGTACAAGCGGTTGAAGGCTGCTGCTGAGGCTGTGAAGGGCGACCTACTGATACGTGCTGACGTCACTGACACTGGTTGCAAGGTGGTTGATCTGAGTTCTTCCATCTGGAATGAATTTAAGGAGGCACTGAAATGAATACCCAACACCCCAAGTGCCCGAAGTGTACGACCGGTGCTGGTCCCTGCTACTGCGGCAAGATACCAGTGTACAAGTCGATCACTATCACCCTGAAGAGTGGGTCACGCATCACCTCGACCGCTTACCCTGACGCTGACAGCATGGTCGACTCGATGAAGCTGGATCGCAGTGAGATCAAGTCGATGAACAGTGTGGCGCGACCAGTGGTTCAGGTGCCGAAAGCTGCTGATCGCACACGGTTGATCGAGGCGAATGCTTTGCGTCGTTATGTGGACAAGCGTATTGATCAACTCAATCTCAAAAACGCACGCAGTTACGTGCTGGAGCACTGCGCAATAAACCTGCGTGATCTGCTGACCGAAGCCGATCGAATTGAGCGGGGTGAGTCATGAGTGAGTACATCAAGCTGACTCTGTTCGTGCTGGGACTGATCTGTATCCTGATGGGACCAGCGTTCAGCTGGCTCTGCATTATCCCTGGTGCGTGGTTCTGGTCACTGTTGCACCTGGTCAACTGGTTCGCGGATGATACCCGGTGGTTGGCTGAGTTCGACATGTACGACTCTGCTGAGGATGCATCATGATTTTCAATGGGTACCATGTGTTTGTGAAAGATAGTTGTCCAGTCTATACCCATGTGCCGATGTTCAAAAAGCATCGTAAAAAGCGCAACAGAGTCGTCGTGAGGATTGTCTCACACTACTCGGAAAAGATATCTGACGGTCAAGTTCAGTTCAATGAACTGAACAGTTCTATGTACTGTAATCGTAAAACTTTCAACGAACTGAAAAAGCAGATGAGAGTGCAGCATGACTGACTGCAAAGCGGTGTATCACCACGATAACGACGAACACACCTGCACTCGCTGCGGTTGTAGCTGGGACCGTGGTGACGAGAAGCCTGAGTGCAAGACGAACGATCAACTGGGTCATGAGACTCTGGACAAACTGAAAGCTGAGGTGCGTGATGTTTAACAAATGCAAATTTGAGGTGGTGAAATGACAACAACGTGTAAAGTGAATGGATCGCCGTATCGTGGCGCGATGTGTGGCAGAGTTGGTGTTGATATTAACGGTGGTAAAAGTCGCTGTCATGCTGAGCCTAACAGCTGCGAACATCAGAGTGACTATGTTGCACCGTTGAGTGAGATCGATCAGCTCAAGGCTCAGGTTGAACAACTTCAAATCGATTACGCTGAAAGTCAGCAGTTGCGTGATGCTGCACGACGCAGTGGCCACCCTGAGCCTGAACCCCCATATGCACCAGGTACCACCGAGTACCGTGACTACGCGCAAGGGTTCGTTGATGCTGAACCGTTACCAATGTGGAAAGGAGAAGAGTGATGGGTGATACATTTGATAACATCCAAGAGGCGCGGACATTTTTCGTTTTAGGTGGCCTGCGAGCAGGTAAGACTTCAGCGGCTATTGAAGCGTGTAAACAGTTCCTGGCACAGCACGACATGGTTGCAGTATGCACTGGTGACTCTCAGTGTTTTGTTCAAATGAATGGTAGCAACTACTCAGGTAAAGAAGCGGCTCACCAGGTTAACCAAATCGGTGACGCGGTGATGAAGATCGCTAATAAGCAGTACCGCAAGAGCAAGAGTCAGCATTACATACCCCGACTGCTGATCTATGTGGGTCATCGACAGTTTGGTGCGCTTATGCATATCGACCTGGGTGATATACAGAGAATGACTGAGCATAACGGTGAATATCAGTTCCTCAGTCATCGAGTGGTGGTTGTGCAGAACGACAACCACCTGCATGTTGTATGCATGAATCCAGTAGGAGAAGGGGGTTGCGAAGTCAGTGCGTCGATTTGCAGTGCGTGAACACGGTCGACCCTTAGTGCTGGTCCCTGAGTTGAGTCACCATGCGTTCTACCGGTTCATAGGGTGCGACGGTGAGTGGCAGGGTACTCGCAACATGCAGCGTACAGCGGCAATGCATCCGTGACCCAGTCACTCGTCGAGGTGGTGAAATGTTTGAGTTAGTGCAAATCAGTCTGACCATACCAGTACCTCAATTACCACTGGGGTGGATATTATTGTGGGTATGTACCGGACAATTGATAGTGTTCATCATCACGTTGGCGGAATCCGTTGAAATGCGTGGTACATACCTGCGTTGGCCGTGGTGGCACGTCCCCGCGGTCATCGCAACAGCAGCAATCGTATGGCCGCTATTGGTCTGGTATCGGGTTAAATCATGACCCAGTCACTCGTCGAGCGTGTCAAGATGCTGCGGTCGGGCATGCTGATTCATAGCTATATCTATTACTCGCTCGACAGCAACATCATCACCGATCACCAGTTTGATGAGCGTGCTGCTGAGCTGGTTGGGTTGCAGGCGCAGTTGTTCATGCAGGTCGGTTGGTACGATGACGCGTTCGCTGGGTGGACTGGTGCCACCGGTTGTCATCTACCTGCTGATGACTGGGTGATCAACAAAGCGAACTACCTGATGCGACTGTGTGACCGTCGTACTGCTGAAGTGAGCTTCCTGTGATGCCTGCTGCTCACCCCTTGCCGAACCGCACACGGCTGCTGATCAGACTGCGCAAGCACAGCAACGTCCTTGCTACTGCCAGATCATATGGTGTGAACGACAGCACAGTACGTGAGTGGATGAGGCTGCTCGATATCAAGCGCGTTTCACAGAGTGAGTTCAAATGACCAAGACGACTAAGATCTGCCCGAAGTGCGGTAACACTAACCTGGTGATGCTGTCGACATTGAATCAAAAGCGCTGCACTGATTGTGGTGAAGTGATCAAGTGGAAAAAGGAGAAGCATGAAAGTGATTACATTTAATTCCGGTGACCGAGTGTCGCACAAAGGCAACCTGTGGAATGTGGTGTATCAGTCAGGTGGCATTGTGAAGATCATACGTGACGGTATGACGCGAACTGTGAAGCTGGACAAAATTAAACTGGTGGAGAGTATCCGATGAACAGAATGGTTAAGTGTACCGATAACGGTGGGTTCGAAGACTTGCTGACTGAGAATCACAACTACGTGATGATCGAGCGTGGTGTGAATGGGTTCCTGGTCGAGACTGACAAGGGTGACTTGCGTTGGTTCGGCAGCATGAAGTTTGAGGTGGTGTTGTGAGTAAGTACAACCGAATACCAGCAGGTACCACGCACTTTAAAATACTGGTCACTGCCACAAAACCAATTGGGTCTTCTATAACTGACATCAAAGCGGTCGAGCTGACGTTCTACAGCATCCTTGTTGATGTCGTGCCAGTGAACACTTACCCGATCGCTGAGTTGTACAAGCACCTCGACATCGCTAAGTGTCGCAAGATCATCCGTGAGAAGCCGTTGAGTGAGCGTATGGATGGTGCGCCTGATCGTGTTGATTCGTCGAACAGTGCAGGACCGTCACCGTTGAGGTCGTGTAGTCGCTGCGGGTCAAGGAAGTGGGCTGGCAGGAACGACGACTGTTGCTCAGACTGCTACGGTCACACAGTCGCTGCGAAGACTGCTGACGACATGGTGAACCACCCGCCGCATTATAAGGCTGGTGACATCGAGTGCATTGACGCCATCAAGGCTGCGCTGACGCCTGAAGAGTATCGAGGCTACCTCAAGGGCAACGTGCTAAAGTACACGTGGCGTGAGCGGTTCAAGGGTGGCATTGAGTCGATGAAGAAAGCAATCTGGTACGCTGAGCGAGTGGAGGACTGAAACCGTGATGGTCATTCTGAGAGAAATTGAATCTAACAAAAGGATTCGAGAGTTTAAAAACGTGTCCGACATCCTAGAGGCATCCGCACCAGGTTGCGTCATACTGGTTGGCACAGGTACAGATGACTCGAGCTTTGTGTTCCCCGTTCAGCCTGGTCAGATGTTGGAGGTGATCAATTGAGGATTAGGGCTATGCACGCATACAAAGGTCAGAAAGGTGGTAAGGGTGGTAAAGGGTCGAAGTGACCCAACTGCACGGTAACAACCCGCTTCGGCGGGTTTCTTTTTACCTAACGTTAAGCCTCATCTAAACTGTGAGGCTTACTCAAGAGGGTTGTAGGATGATAAGACCAAAATGTGAATGCGGAAACTTAGCTAAGAAGAACGGAGTCAACATCGACGGTGGCGTTCGATACTACAATGTGTGTTCATCGTGCCTCAGAAGGCGCAACAAACAAGGAACACCTGGTGCTAGAGGTGGCAAATCACTAAATCTAAGAAATTCAAGACTTCACCTGTATGCGAAATACAAAAAAGACACATGTGAGTGTTGCGGGTTTGTTGCAGTTCATCAATGTCAGCTGGACGTCGACCACATCAACGGTGACACCCACAACCATGACCCATCCAATCTCCAAACCCTCTGTGCTAACTGTCACCGGTTGAAAACACAGAAAGAAAAGAACTGGATTGATGTATCTCGAACATTCCTGTAACGCATGTGCAGCATTAGAGTCGCCCGAAGGCGGCTTTTTTGTGTCTGATGCGTGACCCAATCGGCACAGATGCTAAGTGTGCCGCTAAGTGTGCCGATTGGGTCACGCAGTTTCTGTGGCGCGGTGGTTCCCCGTAATATGTCACCAGTTGTGCGGTTCTGCATTTCTCACGACATAAATCGGCACAATCGGCACAGATAGAAAAGCTAAGTGTGCCGATAAGTGTGCCGATGACTCTGTTTTTGATTCTTCCTTATTATCAACTACTTATAACCCTATTAACATTTATATTGTATTGACCGGCACACTTAACAGATTTTAACGAGAACTCAGGAGGTGGTGAATGTATACATGTCCAACATAGAGCTTTGGAGTTCCGGTGTCATCTGTGCCGATGTCGTGAGAACTGCAAACGCACTAACGGTGTCATTCTGCTGCACCTGCGTCATAGACACCTGATCGAACCGGTGATTCCCGTTTCCACAGCATCGGTGATACACTTCACCAGGTAATCAATCGAACGGTGATAGTGATGGCACGGTATAAACGGGGAGTGGTGAAGCACGGGTTGCTCGCTGGTCTGCCACATAACAAGGCGAACTTCGTCATTGAGTACGCGAAGGACTTCAATCCAAGGCGTGCTGCTGAGGCGTCTGGCTTCGCCCCTGACAGTGGTTACAAGTTAAGGGAAGATCCAGAGGTGGCTGCGGCTATTGACCTGCTCATAGCAACCAGGCTTGACGCCAGCGACATTGATGCTGAGTGGGTGCTGATGGAGGCGGTAGACAACGCACTGATCGCCAAGCAGCTCGGCAACATCTCAGCCAGCAACACTGCACTGCAGATCGTGGGTAAACATGTGATGGTCGATGCGTTCGCCGCTGACAAGATACAGATCAGCAGCAGTAAGCAGGTTATGGATCGACTGCGGCGTGCACGTGATCGGTTGCAGGGTGACCCTGAAGAACTCGATGATGATGACCCTGTCTCATTCCTGTGATACGCTGCAGTTCCTGCCTGGTCGGCTACTCTGTCAGCATCGGTCCCGTCACCATCGAACTGATACCGGTCGACCAGGCAACCTAATCAATCAGTGACAATCGGTGACGCGATGACATCCCTTCAGTCAGCAATGCAGGTCAGCAACGACTTCTATGAGTCTGATGACGTCGACCTGATGCTGGCTGATGACATCTCACGCTTCTATGCTGACCCGCTTGGCTTCGTTCGCTATGCGTTCGAGTGGGGCGAGGGTGACCTCACTGGCTTCGACGGTCCTGATGAGTGGCAGATTGACATACTCACCACCATCGGCGACGCAGTAACTGGTCGCAAGTTCAACGGTGTTGATCCGGTTGATCCGATTCGTGTTGCTGTGTCGTCGGGTCATGGTATCGGCAAGTCAGCATTGTCTGCCTGGTTGATCCTATGGGTGATGAGCACTAGGCCGAACAGCAAAGGTGTGGTGACCGCCAACACCGGTGACCAGCTCAAGACCAAGACGATGTCGGAGCTGTCCAAGTGGCACACACGATGCATCACGGCGCACTGGTTTGAAGTGACAGCGATGTCGATCAGTCATCGTGCCTACTCTGAAACATGGCGTGTGGATGCTCTGACGTCACGTGAAGAGTCATCAGAGTCGTTCGCGGGTCTGCACTGTGCTGACTCCACTCCTTGGTACCTGTTCGATGAAGCATCAGCCATCCCTGAAAAGATCTGGGAGGTGGCGTCGGGTGGTCTGACTGATGGTGAGCCGATGCACTTTGCGTTTGGTAACCCAACCAGGAACACCGGTTCGTTCTTTGAGTGCTTCAGGCATCAGTCGCATCGCTGGATCACGCGGCAGGTTGACAGTCGCAGTGCGAAGATGACCAACAAGTCATACATCCAAGAAATTATCGACGACTACGGTATCGACAGTGACCGTGTCAGAGTGCGGATTCGTGGCATGTTCCCGAAAGGTGGCGACATGCAGTTCATGCCGTCCGATGTGGTGGGAGCTGCACAGAAGCGTGGTCCCGGCATGTACTTGGGTGATGATCCGCTGATCTGCGGTATCGACATTGCGCGTGGTGGCGACGACGACTGCATGATTGGTTTCCGTCGCGGTAAGGACGCGAAGTCGGAGAAGACCTATCGCATCAGTGGTGAAAAGTCACGTGACAGTATGAAGGTTGTGTCACTGATCACCATGATCCTTGATCGACACAAACCTGATGTTACGTTCCTCGATGTCACAGGCATCGGTGGCCCGATCGGTGATCGACTGCGGCAGCTTGGTTATCACGTCATCGATATTGGCTTCGGTCACAAAGCTGACGATGAGCAGTTGTATGCGAACAAGACTGCTGAGATGGGTGCCCATTGTCGTGAGTGGTTGATGGCTGGGGGTGCGATACCTGATGATCCTCAGCTTGAGGTCGAGCTGACATCACGTGACTTCGGTCACAACGACAAAGATCAACTGGTGCTTGAGCGCAAAAAGGATGTCAAGAAACGACTCGGCGTATCGCCGGACTGGGCTGATCAGTTGTATCTGACATTTGCTCAAGCAGTACCGAAGCGGTCATCACCACGTGGTCAGCTTGATGCAGGTATCGGTGCACGGTCGAACAACACTGGCGACTATGATCCCCTTGACGCGATGGATAGTGATTACAACTAACTGTGTGCTATCATCGGTTTAATTTTTGATTGATCAGGAGAATGACCATGTGCACAGGCGCACCTTCTGCACCACCTCCACCTCCACGCGCAGCTGAAGCACCACAACTGCCCGATGCATCGACATCTGCAGGCACCGGTGCATCGGGTAGGCGTCGTCGTGCAGCTGGCACAGAGGCAACGAGTACAATCCTGACCGGGTCACGTGGTGTGCAGGATGGTGCTGCGACTGCGACTAAGACGTTGTTGGGTCAGTAAGACATGCCAACGGGTAACGCTGAGTTACGCCTTGACCAGTATGTCAGGATCAATGTCGGGTTGAATCCGCTGATCCTGCAGGCCCACAGAGATCGAGTGCGTATCATTCACAACGATTCGCGACCCGCTAAAGGTAGTGCTGCGTTCCACGTGTTGAACGGAGGCGAACCACCGTACTATCTCAAATCGATCGACACAAACATTTGGGTGCTGGCGCTCACTGATACTTCGTCACTCACGGTGACCGAGCTGAAAGGTCCAGAAGCCGGGGTCAACCCGATCGACACAATCACAGAACTAGCTATGATGCTGCATGAGCAGTTGTCAATCATCGCATCGAATCAGGGTGCACAACTTCACCAGTTGTCGATGCTGAATCTGAGGATTGAGGAAGCGTTTGAGACTGACTTAGACGAGGATTATCTGAATGAGCACAGTAATTAAATCGGGCGATAATGGTAACACTGCCAATGTTGACGATCGTAACCGACTGCAGACGCTGGCGACTACTGAAAGCATCAGCACTGACTCTGCACTTCAGGGTGAAGCGTTCTTCCTGACGTCGGGTATCGTTGAGCTGACATCAGGCGACCAGTCTCATATCTTCTATATGAAGAACACCGACATTGTCGACTGGGTGCTTCGTGACTTCAACACAGTCATCAACCAGTCGATCGGTGCTCCTGATCTGGAGATCGAAACCCAGTTCACTATCAACCCCGTCAGTGGCACGCTGATAACAGCAGGTGCTGTGGTTATCCCAGCAAATTTGAACTTGGGTAGTTCTAAGTCACTGGAAGGTGTTTTCACGAAGGGTGTTGAGGCCAGTACTGTCACAGGTGGTATAGCTGTCCCGAAGAACATGTACTTACCTAACCGTAACAATCCTGCAGCGTCTGCTAACCCGATCATTGTGGCACCTGGTACCGGTTTCGCTTTCGCTATTGAACCCGCAGTAGGTAACACGTTACTGAAGGTCATATTCAACGCGACGATATACCGCCGCGTGACATCATAGGAGTCTGAGCAATGAAGCTTACTGGACCGAACGGGCGCGTCGTACAGGTTACTGCTGAGAATCGACTGAGTGTCGACGCAGTAACAATGACTGAAGACAAGCACCTCAATAAAGAAGAGAGATATTGGTCGGCGTATTTCGAAGACACCACAGTGGCTGTTGATGACTATTTTTTCTATCTTAAAAACGAAGGCTTGAAGGATCTCACTGTCACTGATGTTCGTATCAGTTCAAGTGTGGCATTGAATACGATGTATTATGAGCGTGTGTCAGGGGTGGCAGCTGGGGGTAGTGATTCAACTGTTACCAATCGCAACTTGGGGTCACCGAAAGAGATCAACGGTATAGTCCAGAACGGGGCTGATATCACAGGGTTGACCAAGCTCGGTGAACTGTTCTTCCAAAAGTGTGATGTTGCGAACAGGGGTTATCACCTCAAAACAACCAGCAGCATTATTATCCCTCAAGGGCAATCGGTAGCGTTCCGCAGCGCACTGGCTGCAGCGATCGAATGCGTTGTTTCGATATCTGAGTCTGAGTGATGGCTACCCCAACAGTTATCAAGGATCACAAGTCTGCCAATGCTGCACGGGTCACTGACTTTGGTCAGCTGGTGGTTGCTCCTTTGGACTACAGCAAGCCTGTGACTAAACCACTCACCCCCATAAACACCGCGTTCAATTTCATTGAACCAGCTCAGGGTCAAAGCATTGTCATCACTGACATCATCACTAGCGCGAACAAGGACGTCAGCAATGTCGATCCTGCGAACGTCGTGATCTACCAAGCGAGTGCACCTGACACTCTGATTGTTGATGAGTTAATAGTCAGCCCTCAGCTGACCAGGGGTGGTAACCTGCCGCTGACCGGGCTGAATCTCATTGTACCTGAGGGTAAGTGGGTGAATGCTTTCACGAATGATGACATAATCCTTTTGGCAATCATGTTCTACAGAGTACCGGTGGAGGTGTTGGGGTAATGCCAACGATTATAAGCTACAACAAACGACTTGAAGCACTGCGATCCGAGCGGAACACGTTCATCCCCTTGTATCGGGAACTGTCAGACTATCACTTGGCTCACCGTGGTCGCTTCCTGACCAGTGACCGAAACAAGGGTCACAAGCGCAACACGAAGCAGATCAACAACACCAGTCGGATGTCAGCACGCACCCTGGCGTCGGGCATGATGTCAGGCATCACATCCCCTGCTCGACCTTGGTTCCGACTCGGTACTGGTGACAGTGCGCTGGATGATCTGGCGTCAGTGAAGGCATGGCTGCATGAAGTACAGCAGATCATGTACAAGGTCTATTCCGCATCGAATACCTACAACTCACTGCACACCTTGTACTCTGAGCTGGGGGTGTTCGGCACAGGTGCTATGGGGGTGTTCCATGACTTCGACAATGTGATTTGGTGCAAGCCTTACACTGTCGGCAGTTACATGATCGGCCTTGATGGCAAGAACGTCAGTGACACCTTCTATCGTGAATATGAGTTGAGCGTCGGACAGGTCGTCAAGCAGTTTGGTATCAAGAACGTCAGCCACTCTGTCAAGCAGATGTGGGATAACGGCAACACTGAGACATGGGTGAAGATCGTTCACGCCATTGAGCCGAACGATGACCGTGACCGTACAAGTCCATTGGCTAGCGATAAGAAGACTCGGTCAGCCTATTACGAAGTCGACAACTCGCAGAAGGAAAACAAGACTCAGTTCCTGCGTCAGTCGGGCTTTGATGAGTTCCCTATTCTGACACCTCGCTGGGATATCACCGGTGAAGATGTCTATGCGACTGACTGTCCCGGTATCACTGCGCTGGGGGACACTAAGGCGCTGCAGTTGGCTGAGAAGCGTAAGTATCAAGCCATCGATAAGCTGGTCAACCCACCGTTGCAGGGTCACTCAGGATTGAAGAACCAGATGAAAGGTGGTGTGCCAGGTCCGAACGAGATCGTATGGCATGACAACAAGACAGGCGCGGGTTTAACCAGCATTTACGGCAACTATCGACCTGACCTCAATGTGATCAAGGAAGAGATCCTGAACGTCGAAGATCGCGTGCGGCGTGCGTTCTATGAAGACTTGTTCCTCATGTTGGCCAACACTGATCGTCGACAGATCACTGCGCGTGAGGTTGCTGAGAAGCATGAAGAGAAGCTGTTGATGCTGGGTCCAGTGTTGGAGCGGTTGCACACTGAGTTGCTTGATCCGCTCATCGATCGCACGTTCAACATCCTGCAACGCAACGGTGTGCTGCCACCCCCACCACCTGAACTAGCTGATCGTGAGCTTGAGGTCGAGTATGTGTCAGTGCTGGCACAGGCTCAGCGACTGGTGAACACTGGTGCTATTGATCGCCTGGCTCAGTACACCGGTGGCATTGCTGCCATATGGCCTGAAGCACGCCACAAGTTCAACGCGGTACAATCGATCGATGACTATGCTGACGCGCTGGGTGTTGACCCTGCGATCGTCAACAGTGATGAGGTGGTTGAGGCAATGGCTAAGGCTGAGCGTGATGCTCAGGCAGCAGCAGCAGCACAGCAGCAGGCAGAGCAGCTGACGAACATGGCGAAGACTGCATCTGATACTGAGGTGTCTGAAGACAACGCACTAGGTCGCGTGATGCAGCGTGCAGGGTTGGCGTGATGAGTAACAGTAACGATAGAGAGTTAGAGCTGCTGACGATCCGTAAGCTCATGCAGACAGAGAACGGTCGAGCCTTCATGTGGCGGTCGTTACAGCAAACTGGTATATTCACCAATGACTTTGATCAGAACCCTGTGATGCTGGCGTACTTTTCGGGTCAACGTGAACATGGGGCGTGGCTCACCAATGAATTGAAGGAAGCTGCACTTGACGAATATTTGAAAATGATAAGGGAGCATTCACATGCCACCTGAAGGTGACAAAGTAGCAGTAACTGGTGTTGAGACTGACACCAACACAGACAACGGAGCAGCCGACACTTCGACAGTGTTGACTGCTGATACTAATTCTGATGCAAGCGCTGCTGATGCTGCGAGTGCTGATGATACCGCTGCTGCTAGCGATGAATCGGGTAACACCGACAACGCTGGCGACGACGGTGATGCTGAAGGTAGTCAGACACCTCCTGACGAATATGCCGACTTCAAACTGCCTGAAGGTGTCCAGCTCGATGAAACGCTGATGACTGATGCTCTGCCTCTTTTTAAAGAGATGGGGTTGACTCAAGACGCTGCTCAGAAGCTGGTCGATTTTCAGGCAGCGAGGGTCCAGGCGGATGCGCAGAAACAGGTCGATGCTTTCAATCAGCTCAAGACTGAATGGCGGGAACAATCTGCCAACGACAAAGAGTTCGGGGGTGACGCTTTCGAT